TTGCTGATCCCTCCAAGTATTTCACAGAGGAAATAATGCAGAAGTTAGATGAAGCAGCAGCAAAAGAGTTTAGATATGGCAACTAAGTTAGAAGAGTATGTTAGAACGTACGATGCAATGGTTCCTGATGATTTTTGTCAGGGGATACTTGAAGCGTTTGGAAAGTCCGACCTCCAGTATATTGACAGAGAGTTCAGACCTACATTCACGCAACTAAACCTAACTCAAAGATTACAAGTTCAAGATTCCCTATGGGTAGATAATCATAAGAAACTTGAAAAATATTTTGTAGATGCAGTAGAGTTATACATGGACGATCTACAGTTGGGTGCAGACTTTCCTGCAAAGTATTGCTTTGAAGAGTTTCGTTTGAAGTGGTATAAACCAAATAATTATGATCAGTTCAAAGAACATGTAGACGTCTATGATTACAATAGTGCTCGTAGATTTCTTGTAGTATTTTTATATTTAAATGATGTAGCAGAAGGAGGGGAAACATCTTTCTCAAACTTACAGTTGTCAGTTTCACCTAAACGTGGTAGAATATTAATATTCCCTCCTACTTGGATGTATAGACACGCAGGATTACCACCTGTGTCTAGTGACAAGTATATTCTAGGAACTTATTTGCATTACTTATGAATCTAGAACTCACGATATTATCTAATCTCGTCTATAATGAGAGATATGCTCGTAAAGTTCTTCCATTCTTAAAGGCAGAATATTTTACTGACAAGTCTCATAAGATTATTTTTCTAGAGATCCATGAGTATATAAGTCAGTATGATTCTTTGCCATCTCTTAATGCTCTTTCAATAGAATGTCAGGAGAGAGTTGATCTAACTGATGAGCAGTTTCAAACTATACTGGAGATTTTAAATGTCCTTTCCGATGATACCTCAGACTACGATTGGATCGTTGATACTACGGAAAAGTGGTGCCAAGAGCGTGCGATCTACCTATCTCTTATGGAGAGTGTCAAGATTGCTGACGGTCAAGATTCCAAACGTGACAAAGGTGCTATCCCTACGATACTATCTGAGGCACTTGGTGTATCGTTTGATCAAAGTGTAGGTCATGATTATCTAGACAATGCCTCTGAAAGATTTGATTTCTATCAACGTAAGGAAGACAAGATCCCATTTGATCTTGAGTTCTTTAATAAGATTACAAAAGGTGGACTACCTAACAAAACACTAAACGTTGCACTAGCAGGTACAGGTGTTGGTAAGTCTTTGTTTATGTGTCATGTTGCATCTTCTTGTTTACTTCAAGGTAAGAATGTTTTATACATTACTCTTGAAATGGCAGAAGAAAAAATAGCAGAGAGGATCGACTCTAATCTTTTGAACATTCCTATTCAAAAGTTATCTGATTTACCTAAGACAATGTTTCAAAAAAAGATTGTTGCACTAGGTAAGAAGACACAGGGTAAGTTAATCATCAAAGAATATCCTACTGCGTCTGCTCATGTCGGACACTTTAAATCTTTGATCAATGACTTAGCACTGAAAAGAAGTATCAAACCTGATATTATCTTTATTGATTATCTAAATATCTGTGCCTCTAGTAGGTACAAAGGATCCATAGTAAACTCGTATACCTATGTTAAAGCGATTGCTGAAGAACTCCGTGGTCTTGCAGTTGAGACTAATGTACCTATCGTCTCCGCCACTCAGACGACTCGTTC